AGCGTCCACGGTGGAGGCCAACTGGCTGATACGAGGCTTCAGAACACGCTCTGCGAAGTCGTCCAACTGCATGGTCAATTCGGCAGAGGTGAAGTTGATGCCGATGTGCTTCTGGCTGGAAACAGTCAGGGTGGTGTACTGTTCGTTGTCGTCCTGAACTTGCAGGGCGGCACCGTCAGTCACCAGAGCGCGGTCGGGCAGGCGGATACGCAGAGTCGAGCCGATCTTGGCACCTTCGACAGCGAAGCTGTCGTCGTACTGACGGTTCACGTTGCGGGTGATCACCAGATTGTTCTCCAGAATTTCCAGAGATTTGCGGGTGATCATGTCAATGGTAAGAAGGCTGTTTGCCATGATTCATGTCCTAAATTAGCGGTTTTTGAGAGCCTGAAACTTTGCGATCTGGCGGCGGCGTTCGGCTTCGATCCACTCCGAGTCACTCATGGCCTTGGTAGACCGAGGATCGGTGGTGTCAGTGACACCAGGGTTCGTTGCGCGAGCTGTCACCGGGCTGATCGGCGCAGGAGCAGACGAGATTTTCTTTTGGGGAGGTTCAGCGGCCAATTTGGCTTCAATCTTCCCAATTTCTTTTGCCTGCAAAAAGGGCGACAGGCGGGCAATGCGGTCAGCTTCCTTGGGGTTCGATCCGAGGTGGTAAGCCAACTCAGGTCCAACTTCCGAGGCGCGAATCGTTTCGGCCATGACATCGGTGATCGGAAGATTCGGGTTGTAGGCGACTTGGTCAAAGTCGTCGTACTTGCCGCGTACTTCCTCTTCCTTGTCGTGGTAGGCCTCCATGATCTCAGCCTGACGCTTGGCGGTTTCGCGCTGTTGGATCAGCTCTTGAGCACGCTTTTCGGCCAATGCTTCTGCGTAGGCTTCGGGCGACTCAAACTGGTCCGCTGGCGGCAAAGCTGCCTGAACTTGGGCTTTGGTTTGCTGTTCGGCAAACTTGGCCTGCTGTTCGCGTTCCCACTTACGTTGCTCTCTTGCGAGGCGTTTGCCAATCATTGCATCGAGGTCGGCCTGGGTAAATTTCTTCTCCTCTGGCTGCTCGTTGCTTTGTTCAGCGACTTCCGGCGCATTTTGTGCCTGTTCCGTGGTGGCCGTCACCTCGGTGGCTGGCGCGGAGTCAACTTCCGCTAAGGTTTGGACTTCATCAGTCATTTCATGTTCCATTGGAACCCCGGTCTACTGGGCCGGTACAGTTCTCAGATTATGCGCTAAGAAGGCGCTTGTCAAGTTTAAGGTGCCAAGCTAGCCATGGCTTTCCAAGTACCTGGCGTTCCCGGTGTGGTGCACATCCATCCGGGGGTGCCCCCAGCGACAGGTGCGGAGTTCCACACAATATCACCATCAGCCCAAGTGCCGGTGGTTGGAGCCGCAGTATCATAAATCACCCCGCGGCCAGAAGTACGAATTGGACGAGTTGTAGTCAATTGCAAGGTCATGGTCGCAAGATTGACGACATTGCCAAATGTATTTGTCCATTGAAGTGATGTAGCTGGAATGCTGCCGTCATCGTTATCAATGACAGCGTATGCACGAGCGGTTTGAGTAGATCGTTGATATGTGGTGACTTGATTTCCCGCATCATCTCGGCGCGAAAAACTCATTTTTGTTGGTGGGTAGTTGACTTCCCAGAAAACCTCAAATTCGTTGTAGTACGGGTCAAATTCCATAATATTGACTTCGTACAAAGCCGGGGGACAATTTGTCGTAGAGCCAAACAATTTTCGGAATCGGCGGTTTGCTGGCGCGGCGTCTCCGACCACTTCAACGTTTTGAACGTTAAGGATAACCTTCTCAGTCAGCAATGTAGCTGGTGCGATACGGAACACATTGGAAAACGCGTTATAGAACGCATAAGAAGCGTAAAGATTCTTGACATCAACAATCGCAGCAGCACCAAAAAAGAACACGTTGGCAAGGCAGGCTTCGGAGTACAAATTTGTCACCTCCATTTGCTTTTGCAACGCCGTGTCTGCCATATCTGTATATGTTGGCGGCATGAACCGAATGCTGTCGTTCATGTTCTCAATCAAACCGTTGTCCAGCACTACGCGGCCACCGGCGCGATGCGTAATACCATGACGCGTTGATTGCGTCCAAACAGCGCCGTCGCAGTTGATGTAAAAGTTATCAAAGCGTGTCTGTTGAACACTGCGGCACTCAATATCAATTGCGTCTTGGCAGTTGTGAATCTGAAAATCTTTGAAATGCTGATACCAAGAATAAGCGCCAGATATTTTGATGCCCAGTTTAAAGCCATACACCTCAAAGTTTTCGTAGATGTTGCCAAGCCCTTCGTATGTTGTTGACGATGCGATAGTCGCATCATCGGTACTCAGGCGTAGGCCAATCTTTGTTGATGTGGCGGCGGTTATTCCGGACCAAATACCCAAATTTTTAATTTGATTTTTGAAGAACTGCGAATCAAACACCAGGCCGTTAGTATCGTTTGTGAAACGAATTACGGGCATTCTGGGTGTATTTGGGTCGTAGTACAAGTGGTATACGCGGGTGTCTTCACCAATCAGCGCTACGTTTGTACCGACCGACAATTCCGCAGAGCTTTCGTATTCACCGGAAGGAAAGTAAACAGTTTTGATGGTCGAGGAATTTTTAGCGGCGTCAAGCGCAGCTTGGATGGCTGCGTAGCTGTCCGTTGTGCCTGTATTGTCTGCGCCAAAATCCAAAACGTTGAACACTTCGCCTTGGATCATTGAATAGGTTGCTTTGGTCAGCGCCATGTCTGCTCCTTACTTAGAGAATGCTTGAATTTCAGCGTTTGTTAGGCGAGACGGCCAATACAGCATTTTCACCAAGTACCCGCTCAGTTGGTTTGTACCCGCAGCTCGGTTTCCGAATCGCAGTCGATCCGCAGTGAACATTGTCACAGTGGCGTCCGTAACAACCGTAGTTCCTTCAAACGAACCCGCCATGTCGTTGGCTTTATACGCAAACGCCATGCTATTGATTGCGTTGGTGTTCCACGTACCATTGCAAGTAATGGCGCCGTCCGCGTTAACAAACGCTCTGGCCGCATTTGACACCTGCGTTGCGTAAATCTCCAGTGTTCCGTTATTTGCAGAAAAGAACGGGGCAAACGTTCCTTGCGCAAATCGAGAACCCTCAATGAAAAAAGTACCCTCGGATATATTAAACCAATTGCTAAAGTTTGTTCCGGTCATCGTTGCGACGTCAACGTTACGAGTCGAAGAAGTAGCAGTTGTTGGGATAAATGATGTTGCAAATGCGCCTGTTTCCAACTGAGCAAACTGTACGGTTCCGGTCACCGTTACAGTCAATGCGCCAGCGGTCGGCGTGAAAGTGTACGTTTTACGACTTGGATAAGCGCCCGTGCCGACCACAGTTGCGCTGTGCGTGCCCGAAAGTGTGACTGTTCCCGAGCCATAAAAACTCAACGTATATGCTGTCGCAGTCGTTGTCACAGCTTGGGTTGACAAAATAGTGCCCTTAATCAAGCTGTTTAGCAAAACATTGGTGCGTGCCTCTTCAATCAACAGCCCTGTGCATTTCAACGTTACAGGGTCGTAATCAAAGCGCGGCAAATTTGCGTTGATGCCTACAATAGTTCCGGATGAGTTGGTGACAGTTGCGGTGTTTCCCGTGCGGGTAAAAGTGATCCGACTATCAAGGGACGCCGTTGTGAAATCAATCGCAAGTTTAGGCAGCGCACGCTCCGGCGCAGTAAGAGAGTACGCCGGAGAAATCATGAGTACAGTACCTCAATTGAAGATGTAACCGGAGGCGCTGCTGAAAACGTCAACACCGCGTTTGAGATGGAAAACGTATTGCGTTGCTGATAGACGCCATTGATATACACCAACATTGCGTCTTTACTGCGAGGGGCTGACGCAAGCGTAAAGTTGACTGTAATGCCATCACCAGTAAAGTCGCCCGTGATCGAGGCTCCAATACCAAAACCTGACACGTTATCCCAGGTGCCTAACGTGATGTCATCGCTGGTTTTCAGGATAAATTTGTACGGTGCGATTTGCAACCACACTTCACTGCTGCCTGAAACACGTCCTGCGGCATCTAAAACGATGGGGTTGCTGTGCGCCGTAACGCCCGACGAACTAGTGTAGGTGGTTTGAGGTGTGGTTGTGCCCGCAGCGTAGGTGTACAACTTGCCGCCAGTCAACGGGTCGCCATTGTTGTCGAAGAACTGAGCACCAGCACCGCCGACAGGAGAAAGATAGACGGCCATGTCAGACCCCCAAGTTGCCAGCAGCCACAAACGTATCTGCGACAGGAGCTAGCAAAGAAATTACGGCGTATTGCCCCATTGTGCTGTACAAGCTAGAGTACGAGACCAATGTCGTACTAGAACCTTGCGCCACGGTCACTTTACCTGCGCCGCCCTGAATGATGGTGCAGTTGAAACCTGCGCCAAGCCCCGAAGCCGTAGTGATGGTCACCGCAGTTGCAGCCGTGCAGTACAAGACTTTTTGGTTGTCGCTGGAAGACAGCGTGCGAGAAGTTCCCGTAACCGTAGTGATATTTGCCGCAAGCTGTGCTTGCATCAGATCCGTCACCGTCGTGTTTTTAGTTGTGCCCGACTGAACCAAAGGCACTTGTTCACTACCAGTAAGCGGCGTAGTCGCGCTAGTTAGTTGTGAAATTTTAAGGTCGGCCATGTTTTACTCCAACAGGATCAGGCCACCATCCTCTTGCACGAGGTTGTCGCCGTTTTCGCAAAGAAGGTTGCCTTGGGCTTGCTCGTCGCCTCGGCCACCAAAAAACGAAATGATGCCACCCAGCCCAATACCGATGGCGTTACGGGCGGCAAGAAAACTCATTTTGTGTTGATCGGTTTAGCGTACACCGTACCGCCAGAAGACACTTGGATTGCGCTTACGCGCCAAATACCGGTCGTGGTGGTGGGCACTTTGAACGGGATCGGGGTGTATGCGGGGATCGGGGTGCTGGCGGTTGTGGCAACTGCGCCCACGCCTACTTCAACGTAGCAAGGCTGGTCAGACCAAACCATGACGCCTTCGGGGCCGGTGTTCCAGCCAGTTGTAGAGCCAGCGGTGCCAGTGTAACTGACAGATTGAGCGGCAAAATCCGCTTTAGAAAGAGGGTTCAAGAGTTCCACGATGAGGCTCCTTATATTGGACATTATGCCAAGAACTTGAGTTTATACAAAGTGCTCAGATACAGCCCGACGATCTCGTCGATGATGTTCTGAAGCGCGGTTTCGTTCTTCTCGCAGACCTTGTACCGCAGGTCTTCGATTTCGGCCAAGGAGCCTTCCAAAAATTCCGTGACATTGTTGGTTTTCTTGGCGCTCATCAAGCTGATCGGACCAATCAAACCATAGCGGCCTTGGTACGCCTCGGCAAACTTATCGGCCAGCTCAACGACCTCGTCGTAAAACGAGTTCAAAGCCATGTGCTTGGAAAAGCTGCGGGTGTTCAAATGCACCGAATGGGCCACGTCGCGGGCCAGAAACAGTGTACCGACAAAATCGGCGGCTACGCTCATTGCATTTCTCCTTGTTCAGGGGCTTCCATGCCCGCCGGTTCCTCAGGCATCCGAGGCATCCCGCCCACCAGATCGCCAGTGTCCAGTGCTGCCGCAATGGTGCCCATCACGATGTCTTGCACTTGCTCAGGCGACATGCTTGCTTGCACGGCGCTGATGCGCTGAGTCTCGGCCTGATATGCCTTAACCTGGGCCTCGTACTCTTTGATCTCCAAGTCGCGTGCTTCAAAGGACTGCTGCACATTGGCCAGCATACCTTGCATTTGCTGCATTTCCTGAGCCATTGCTTGCATTTGCTGGTGCGCCTGAGCCAGCGCGGGATTTTCTTCCTCGTTAAGCACTTTGGGGTCGATGGTTTTGGCAAAACGAGCCGCCATCTCTTGAGCACCAGGCCAATCCATGTTCTTGACGAACAGGTCGCCTGCCACGCTCCACAATTGCGGGTTGCCCTGCAACAGTTGAGCCATACTTTCCAGCGCTTCTTGGCGCTTGGTAGCGTAACCAGGACCAGTCACCACGCGCACGTCATACTTGCCGACGGACGGGTTGTAGATTTTGTCGATCACGATGCCGTTTTGGTCCACGATCTTTTTGACCGGTTCCGGTTGCATCGGGTTGATTTTGGCAATTGACGGCTCGCCGTCTTCACCAATGATGCGGGCCACTCGCTCGGTGTCGTAAATCTTGGGAATCAAATCCACCAGTTGACGACCAACATGACGAATAGCACGGGCCAAATTGTCCACATAGTGATAGGTTCCTACGTCAGATTGACGGTCGCGGGCCATGATGGCCTTGCCAGAGCGCTCGTTGGAGGTCATGCCCAGCGAAGCGTTGTACTGCCCCGTGGACGATTTGATGTCTTCCGACGCCCCCGCTTTGGCCTGCAAAAGGCCGCTGGAGGCCATTGGAGGCTGTGCCCGCTGGGGTAGCGGCAGGATGTTGCCTTGACCGTCTGTAACGTCCGGATTGACCTCCAGATAGGGCCAGTTGTTCGTGTTGGCTGTCTTCCACTGAAGCTCATAGCCCTCAAACTGACCGCCGTAGCCGATGAACGGGGCTTTGGGCGCCAGCGCCAGCATCTCGGCTTCTTGGCTGACCCAGTAGTTGTACATGCGCTGGGCGTCCTTGGCGTTGCGCACCAGGCCGCTCACGTAGATGCGGCCATCAACCTCGAACTCGTTGCCAACCACGCGGATCACGGGGATGTACTTGCCAGCCCACTCGCGCTCTTCAAGGATTTCGTAGCCGTTGATCTTGAGCCACTTGACCTTCTTGCGGTCAGCTTCGCGACTCTTGAGCGGCTTGCCAAACATGGCCCGCATCTGCTTGTCTTCGGGCGTGCCGTTGAACGCAGTGATGTTGCCAGGATACAGGTTCAGCGTTTCTTTTTTGATCTCGTAGTAGAAGTACTCGGCAATCCGTACCGTGTCTTCATCGAGCCAGTTGCTGATCGACTGATCGCCCACGCCCAAGCTCATCAGCGTGCTGATTGGAGCCGCATCGGGGTACAGGCGCTCGTATTCTTTTTTGGTCAGGTCTTCAGTGATGAAGCAGTACCGCGCATCCGCACCGGTTGGGTCTTGGATCAGCGGGTCCATGTAGACCGAGAAGCTGTTGCGGATGCGACCGATCTTGATGTCCTGATCGAACGAGTCGTCACTGCAATACTCGGTCAGCAGACGGATGTAGCCTTCGCCGTAGGAGACTTGGTTCTCGCAGGCGGTGTCGTAGGCTACATCAGCGTCCGAAATGTACTCGATGTGCCGGATCACGCCGTTGTAGACCTCTGCCACATCAGCTTGCGCCGCATCGTCTGCCGGAATCACTTTGACGCCCGGACGGTTCATGCGCTGCTCGTTGGTCACCTGATGAACGTGCTGTGGCAGCTTGTTGATCGTCAGGCACGGCCTGGCGTTGATCGTCTGGCCCTGCACCGCACCACGAGTCTGAAGCACGTCTGCGGGCCACTGCCATTGGTTGTCGGGCGAACCTGCATAGAACCGCAGATCGTCGATCTCATCTTCGCGGCTGTCGGACAGGGCTGACATGGCCATCTGAAGCCGTGAGCGAGCTTCGGCCAAAACCTCGGCGCTGCCTCGGCCTGCGTCTTCAGGGCCGTTTACCGCAACCTTGGCCGCAGCAATGATTCCGGTGGTGTCTTTCATGCGTCAAATACTCCGAGAGTGTGGGCTTCGCGCATTACCAGCAGCCCTTCGCCCTCATATTGTAAGTCTTGACCTATCGAATCACCAAACAGCACCTTATCGCCGGCTTTGACCTCTTTGGCGTCTGGGCCAGCTGAGATGACCACGCCAGTGCCGGTCTGTTTTTGCCGCAGAAGGACAAAAAGCTCGTGTTTTTCGATGTCGGGACGGACGATTAGGCAGTCTTGGAGGGCTTGGATTGTCATTTTTTGGACTTCATTGGGGCTTTTTTAGCTGCTGGTTTGGCAGCTTCTCGCTTTACCGAATACGCAATCGCGACCGCCTGTTTGACGGGTTTTCCGCTGGCAATTTCAGCTTTGACGTTTTTGCGGAATGCTTCGGGCGATTTAGATTTTACGAGCGGCATGGCTTAAGCCCCCATCCAAGAGTTGAAATGTACGCCGTTTTGCGCGTTTCGGCGTGGTGCGCGGCTCTCAATGTACTCTCTGTGCGCGACCGGGTAGGCAAACGTCAAAGCGATGGCGTCAGCCGCGTCCGGTGAGGCCAAACCTCTGGCCTTCATGTCTTTTTTAGACTCCAAAAAGATTGCGCCGCGAGAGTCTGGCTTCATCATAGGTGAGATCAGGTCTGATTTCAAGAACCTGTCGTTGGGAATGCTGGCTGTTTTCAGCCATTCGCGCATCTCACCCCAGATTTCTGCCCTTTTGTTGCCGTACATGGCTGGGTTTTTGGCCTTCCAGCCAAAGTTTACGCCCTTGACCTTGTAGCGCTGCTCTTTGAGCCGGTCCACCACCCCCGCGCCCAAGCCACCCTCGTCGATGGCCACCAGTGCTGGCTTGTGCTCGTCGATCGCCTCAATTACGTGCCCGACCACCGTCATGGTGTCATCGCCCCGGTAACGGTAAATCTTCACGATGTCCCGGCCTTGCCGCACGGCGATCACCGTCGAGTCCGACCCGAACCGCGCCGGGTCCACGCCGATGGTGACGGGCGCCGAATCGTCTTTCATGGGTTGGCGTTTCATTGCCTCATCGACAATGTGGCTTGAGATGAACTGATCGTCGCCAGCGCCAGGAAATTCGCCATACACCTCCACGTGCGCCTGCGTCGAGTCCGGCCCGTATTCAGCGATGATCGCCTCGTACGTCTGCTTGTCGGTGCCCTCGACCGTACGTGCATCTACGATCTTGGTTTTCCAGAAGTCGCGCTTGCTGTGAAACGTCTCGTAGAAGTAGCCCGAGTTGCGCCGGGGGTTGGAAAACGCAAACCAGAACCGGTGCGGCGTGTTTTCCGTAAAGAAGCCCGATGTCACCGACCAGATGCCGTCGTCAATACCAGAGGCTTCGTCGAAGATGACGCACACACCGTCGAAGTTGTGTACACCAGCGAACGCGTCGGGGTTCTCCGCCGACCACAGCCGCCCTTCGACGCCCCAGTAGCGCGTACCTTTCTTGAGGTCGCGCTCGACCAACTCCGTGATCCACTTGGCTGGCATCAGCCGGGTAGCGCTAACCTCAAACCAATGGCTGTTGATGGCCATCGCCAGCCATTTGGTGATCTCGGCCCAGGTGACCGACCGGAGCTGTGACTCGGAGTTGGCTGAGATGATGGTCGTCGAGCCTATTCTGGTCGAGAGCATCCAGATAGTGACCCATGAGACTAGCGCCGACTTGCCGATACCGCGACCAGACGAGACCGCCAACCGCAGGGTCTCAAAATCAATCTTGCCGTGGTTGCTCTTAATGTGTTCGGCGATTTGGGTGAGGACTTCGCGCTGCCATTTGCGTGGGCCTTGGAAGTGCTCCAGCGGCGTGCCCTTGACGCCCCACGGGAAGGCGTACATCACAAACGCCAGTGGGTTGTCCTTGATCTGCGGCGCCCATAGGCGCCCCATTAGCGTCTGTTCGTCCTGTGCGGAATAGATAGTGGTTTGCATTACGTTCTCGCTTCGTGATGCGTTGCGGCAGCAACGGCATACGCGCGCGCGGCGGCTTCAACATTGTCAAAATACCCAAGCTCTAACATTTTGCCATTCACTTGAATGCGTGCCCGCCACTTGTTTGAGGCTTTATGCCAACCAACTCCACGATACCCGGTTTGGCTATCTTTGCGCAAGTTGGTGTTTTGCGTATTGATTGTGCGGTTGGCTTTCCGCAAATTGGCTATGCGGTTGTCGTCGCGCTGGCGGTTTATGTGGTCAAGTTCACTTGGTGGCCACTCACCAGTTTCATAGAGCCAAGCCAGTCGATGCGCCAAATACACTTTGGAATCGACGCTGATGCGGCGGTAACCTTTGGCATCCAACGTACCGGCGACTGCGTTTTGTTTGCAGTTGCGTCGTGTGATGCGCCAAGTAAACACGCCCGTGTCAGCGTCGTATTTCAACAGGGTTTGTAATCTTGCGACTGTTAGAATCTGGGTAGTCATTCGATGCTCCTTCATCGTTGATTAGAAGCCCTGTCGAGTTCCCGCTCGTCAGGGCTTCGTCTATTGTACCCATGTTTATGACACGGCGTTCGGCTTCTTGCAAAGCGCCAATGATTGAAATGGTTTGATTGACCTCCACAGACACAGCTTGCTTGGCGGTCCAATCGTGCTGATGCTTCAAGATTTCCAGCGCTGCTTTGGCGTCGCCCTCGCGCGCAGCGGCGTGCAGCACTTGAGACATCTCCATCTCGCCGTCGGCTTTGCCCTTTTGCACGGCCATCTGCGCCAGTGGGTCCAGCTCGCACAACTGCCGGAACTCTTCAGGACGCATCCCTGCGGCCAGGGCCAGCGTGTCGCCCTTCAAGCCCAGCTTGGCGGCGTCGTAGATGCGGTTGAGGCGCGCCTCTGTGGCCTCGATCTTGCGGATTGTCAGCGGTAGTGATTTGAACATGCTTGGAGCAGCCTCTCATGGGAGTGGGACCATTGTAGCTTGGTGCAAAAAATTTTGAAAAATAAAAAATTTCGTGTGGGCCATACGTTGCAGTTGACCGGTCCGCCCGGCCCTACCCCCTCCCCCTCAAAGCCCGAAGCTCCAAGCCGGCAGCCGGTCAGCGACTTAACATAATATGTGGGTCAACGTGAGTCATGCACACAGCGGTCAGCCGGTCAGCACCAGGTTGCAGCCGGTCAGCCGGTGGCCATCAGATGTGAGTCATTGTGGGCTATGGTTTTTGGATGACTCACAATGACCCACAACCAGACGCGGGGAGTGGGTGCAGAAGGCCGCCGAACTGCTTGCACACGGTTTGTGGGCAGTGTGGGCAGTGTTCGCCACCCATTTCAAGTCGCCGCCATACTTCTCATCCGTAAGCATACATATCATCCATATAAATTTTTTAGTTATTCTCAAAAACTACCCACAATCACCCACAAGTCCCGCAAAGCCTTATTTCATGGGCACGCCAACGTGGGCAGTCCCACCCCCATTTCTTCACCCACGCCTCGCCCCTCGCTACCCACACTTCATCACTGGCGTAAGTTTTGTAACAAACTTCCTTACTGTTACAAATACTTTTACGCCCACACATCAAAAGCGTTGCGTTTTGCAAGTAAATCCTTTACGCTAGCGGCTAGCCCGCGAGGGTGAAACAAACCACCAGGAGCAAACACCATGACTGACAGCATCAACATGACCGCAGTATTTAACAGCCTCGACAGCCGCAAGGCGCAAGCGCAAGCGACTATTGACAAGTACAGCGCCGCCGATCGCATCGAAGCGAGCCGCATCGCCTCCGTGTACGACAACTGCGACAAAACCTCAGTAAAGCATCTGTGCGACACCGCCGCCATCCTGCGCGATCAATTCAAGGAGCAAACCATGAACGCAATCACCACAGCCGACGGCTACTTCTACACTCAACTGCCGAGCGGTTGGTACACCGACGGCGATGTCGAGTTCGACCTCAACAACACCGACATCTTCGGTTTGCTGTGGCAAGCCACCGGCAACTATTACTGCGCAGACGGTGACGGTCTTGTGGTCGTTGAGTTCGACGGCCACGGTAACTTCTATGTCGCCGATCAAGGCGACCTTGTGGGCGAGTTCGACAGCCTCCGCGCCGCGCTGATGTGCGCACAGTCCACCCTCGCCGCTAACTACCCCGCCGTTTACGAGTCCAACATCGAATAAGGAGCAAACCTTGCAAACACTCCACACCTCCACACACTACACCGCGCATCTACACCCCCGCGCCGGGCTGATCGTGCAGTCCACCCGCAAAGCCGGTGGCGTACAGATGCGCCCCGATCATCCGCAATTCGCCGATTACGTTGACGCTATCCGCACCGCGATTGACAGCGCGGAAGCCGATGCGCTGTGCAAAGCCCTCATTAGCTAAGGAGCCCACACCATGCAAATCGCCAACACTAAAACCGGCGTTATTTACTACACCAGCACCGCGCAAGACCGTAACGGTTTTGCCTCTTGCGTTATTCGCCGCGAAGGTAACGCCGCGCGGCTTGTCAGCCGCGAAATCTATCCCACACGCGCTCGCGCCTACCGCGCCGCCGTTAAGGTGTGCGAAGCCCTCGCCGCTAACCATGCTTACCTTAATTAAGGAATCCACACCATGAAAACCTTCCTCCACGAACTCGCCGCCGCGCTCATCTTCGCCGCGCTGATCGGCTTGCCCTTCGCGCTGTACTTCGCTTTTGTAATGAAACCCTAATCAACCCACAGGAGAACACACCATGAAACAAACCGTAGATTTTCAAACCTTCCGCGATACCTTCCGCGCTTACGATCGCGCCGACCAATTCAGCCGGGAGGGTTTAGAAATGCTGTTTGACTATCTTGAACAGTACGAAGATGAAACCGGGCAAGAAATCGAGCTGGACGTTGTTGCGCTTTGCTGCGACTACACCGAAGACACGCCGGAAAGCATCGCGCGAGACTACCGCATTGACTTGGACGGCGTGGATGAGGACGACACCGATCAGGCCGTGATGGATTACTTGTGCGACAACACCACCGTCATCGGCCAGACCGACAGCGGCGCCATTGTTTACGCCGTTTTTTGAAAGGCCACGCCATGATTGACCTGATGCAACTTCCCGCCAGTGAGGCCGAACGCCTGGCCTACTCTGAAGGTTTTATAGGGACGGCTGAACTGTTTAAGCGGATCGCTGAACTCGAAGCCGAACGGGACGAACTAATGGGAGAACTGGAGGAAGCGCGAGACCAGATTCCAGACCCAAAACAATACACCCAAGACCAGCAAGACCTTGAACACCTAAAACAGTTCTTTTATGACTGCTTCGAGCGGCTGTCTGGGGTTTACCCCTGCCCGGAATTTTCCAGCGACTACGACAAGTCAGTGATTTTTGACGCTATCGAGAAGGGCGCAGCAGAATGAAACACACCGAGCACGACTACATCCAGGCGGGGTACAGGGTCGAGAAGGCCAAGACCCCGAGCGCCTACACAGCCGAGACCCAGCGCATCCGCGTAATGCTGGAATCCGAAACCATTGAAGACCAGACCGAGGCGCGGCGATTGATCGCGCAAGGCATCGAGGAGGCTAGAAAATGACATACCCCAAAACCGAATCATGGCGCGATGACTTTGACTTGGAGCCGAACACCCACCCGACCATCGCTTACGCCTTGCAAGCCATGCGGACGGCTCACGCCGCGCGGATGGCCAATGAACGGCTGACAGCCGCTGCCCGCTGGCCCTTCCCCACCCAGCCCATCCCACCAGACCGCAAGACACTTCCGCCACGCCACGCAGACGCTGAGGAGGCCCCGCTGTGATCGCACTAGCCGCCGCCTCTGTTGCACTGCTGCTGGCGCTGGTGTTTAACCTCTAGGGGTCACACTACCCACCAACAAAAACGGCCCTCACGGGCCGCTTTTATTTGACCAGCCGCACGTGAGACGGCGCGGGAGCCTCCACCATATCCCGGAGATCGGATTTTGTCCGGTTGACCAGATCAGGCGCTGCGAAAATATGCTTTTTCGTGCTGTGGGCGCGTGATTTGAGCAGCCCCATATCCACCCAGCCAGCCTCACGGAAGGCGTGCAGGAGCGCCGCCACGGGCAGCTTCATGCCTGAGGGGGCCTGACCCGTCAGACGGTCGCAGACAGCCTGCCACGGGCCACCGAGCACGCCAGCGGAGAACTCACCCAGACGCGCGCGCATCATCTCCACCAAGAACGACTCAGCGCCGCTCATGCCCGACTCGACCATGATGGCCTTGGCCTCGGTCATCATCGGGGAGGCGCCGGGATTGAACGCGGACACATCGCGCTGGTGCAGCCAGGACGCCACCGCTGCCATCCCGCCAGCCTTGTACCAAGACCAGAGGCGGGCGGACTCGTCATCCTCCATCCGGGGAGCGTCTGACCAGATGACAAACCACCTTCGATCGTTAGAGGGGATCGTGATGGCCATGCGCTCATTAGAGAACGCGACCACCTGGAGACGGTTCACGGCCTCGATCGGGGCCAGCCCCTTGCGCTGGACGGTCAGAAACTCAGGCGGCGCGGCAATCACAGGCTTGAGGCTGTTCTCCAGCGCCCGGCGGTCTGCGGCTTCGGGCTGGCGCAGCTCGTTGATAATGAGCACCTCGGATTCCAGATGGTAGCCCCATGGGGTCGAGAGGTCTTTGTTTTCCAGCTTTTTGACGTTGGCGAGCGAGTCGCCACCGATGGCCCAGAAAAACGGCGCCCAGAGGGTGTCTTTACCCGAGCCGGGATTGCCACCGTGCAGGACGGCGTGATTGATCTTGCGGTTAGGGTGCCGCACCTTGAAGGCCATGACGTTGAGGACGTGCTCACGCTCCAAGTCGTCTGGAATCATGCGCTTGGCGTGCTCAAGCCACGGCGCCACGTCAGCACCACCGGAGACGGAGGGGCGACCATCGCGCCAGCGGTTGCCGTAGACCAAACCCTCACGGGCACAGAGGATCGTCTCGCCGGGGGCGTAGGTGATACCCACCAGAGCGCGAGCGCCTTTGGCTTGGCGGTTCTCATCAAAGCAGACGGAAGCCTCGATCTTGCGGCCATTGTGAATGGACTTACAGGCGATGTGACGAAACAGGGCATTAAACGTCCCACGCGAGAGCTCGCGGCGGTCGGTCAGGTCGAAGTAAGAATCATCGTCTTGGACGTAAGCGAACCGCTCCCACCAGCCGTCCTTCTCGACCCGGCTGAGTTCTCTGCGCTCAACTTCGGCCACGACAGCAGCAGCGGCGTCTGGGAACTCTTGCGTGGGGGTCAGCTTACTAAGGGCCGACTCCATCGTCATTGCCAGCAGCTCATCGCGCAGGCCGGGCGTGTGGGACGGCCCACCCTGCTCGGCCACCCAGTCGAGGAATGCGCGAGAGTCGATCTCGCCGCAGTGGGAGTGGTAGCAGCAGAACGCCCGGGTGGTGGGCAGGTAGCGGCCCTCTGGGTTGCCGTCGCTGTGGCTGTCAGCGTTAGGGCAAATAACTCCCGCCCATCCTTCACGGTTGGGCAGCGTAAGCAGCTTGCCGTTCTCTGACAGCCAGACCAGCACATCGTCTGTGCCAGTGTCGGAGATGCGGATCGGACGGTGGACGCTGCCGGTCACTGGCGCAGGAACAACGCCGAACGCATCAATGATCTGCTCCAGCGTGAAGTCGCGCTCGGGATGGAACTCACGCAGTTGAGCGGTGTAGTTGTCGCGGCCAGGCTTGAGATTGACCGAGCCAGGCAGACGGAAATTGCGTACTGGGTTGATCGCGCCCCGGTCGGTGTAGCCAGCCTCAGCAATGGCCACGATGGCGGCTGAAAATTCATCCTTTGTGGGCTGCTCGCTGAACACATAGCCCCACTGGAACGAGCCGAGTGAGGTTTCCATCTTCCAAGTTGGCTCCAGAGGCGGCATCTTGGTGGTCTTGTCGGGGTCGCCCACATCGTCGAGCACCATCACCAGGACGTATTCGCAGTTGGCGGCGCTGGCCGAGGGGTGACCGTCCTTGAAGCGGTCAATGATGAAGCTGGCCGTGTTGCCGTATGCCGCCCAATCAGGCTTGATCTTCACTGACGGCAACATTGCAGGCCACGTGGCTTTTATTGCACCGTCCGCATGAAATTGAAGCTCTCGATCTTTTAGCGTTGGTTTCTGCCGGACAACTAAAAATGTCTCGCCTTCAGGCGCCAAAGAGACAAGGAAATCAACAAAGTCTGTCATGTTCATACCGCCAAGTTATGCGTGTGGTATTTAGCCGCAGCAGCTTTATACGCCGCCGCAGCTTCCGTTTTTGTGGCGAAACGGCCAAGATTTTTAGCTTTTCCGTTTACGGAGATGGACGCGCGCCATTTTTGGTTTACGGCGTCAAAAGAGACGCCTCGCTCGCCACTTTTGTTTCTTGCGTCAAGGGATAGATTTTGGCGATTCTGCGCGTGTGTCGCCAATCTCAAATTTGCTATTCGGTTGTCTGTCCGAATGCGGTTTATGTGGTCTATGCAGTCGGCAGGCCATTGACCATGTACGTACAGCCACGCTAACCGATGGGCCGCGTAGCGTTTTTTGTCCAAGGTAATTTTCCAGTAGCCGTACCGACCGATATACCCTGCAACACTGTCAAGCGTAACTCCGCGCTTTTTGGTGGTCCAAGTAAAAACGCCCGTTTCGGGACAGTAATGCAGCAGCTCTTTGAGCCGTTCTTGATTCATTGGATTTGACTCCGCCAAGCTCCCAGACAAGAAACGACGGCAGGCGGGGAGTTCGCTTTTCGTCTGGCTCATGACTTCCAGACTAGCCGTGTTTGCCGAAATCATATCACACCGGCGCCAATGTGATAATATGCTCTACGAAATCTGTCATAGGTTTCTCCTTTAGTTGGGTTAGCCCCCGGTCTCACCACCGGGGGCTTTTTTTATTGAACGTGCTGCCACGCCCTACCGCGTCGCACCGCCGAAATATGTGCGGCGGTCACACCATACATCGCAGCTAACGCCGCACCATTGCGGTTACTTGACCGAATATGCCGCACTGCGTCATCGTCGAGCTTAGCGTTAGCGACCTGAGCACCATATTTACGTCGCCCATGCAAACGCGTATCTTCGACATTTTCGGCGGGCGTGCCATATCGAAGGTTTGAATAATGGTTGTTGGTTTTGTCGCCGTCGCCATGCAGCACGTGCAAGCCGATAGGGCACTCACCTAAAAACGCACGCGCTACCAACCGATGTACGCCGATTTGCGGGCGGTTGACGCCATCCGTCAATGTCACAGCTAAGTAGCCATTGCTTTTTCGTACTGGCGCCAGCACGCGGCCTTTACGAACTGCGGTCTTGCCACTTTTAGCGCCCACAACCATGTCTTTTGATCGAACATCGCCGTGCTCACTCACTTCATAGCGGGTTTCCCATCCGGGAATATCAAGCCATTTCATGTTAGCTGTACCTTGTCGTGATAGTGCCTTCAGCCGCTAAAGGCAAACCAGACGCCCACTCAGGAGCCGTACACATGATTTCATGCACACGTTTTGCGACTTGATCGGCGTCTTCTGCTTTGCATTCTACACCGATTTCATCGTGAACTGTTAACACTACTTGAATGCCTTCTTGATCAAGCCGACGACACGCAACACGCAACAGATCGTGCGCGGTGGCCTGCACGACGTTCTCGCAAGCCAGGCCACGCCACAGGCGGGCGCGGGGCCACTCTTTGGCGTCTGCTGCGGGTTTCCAAGCTGCTTTGGTGTACGTCACGTTGCCTTCATCGTCAAACTTGGCATTGGGATAGCAAAGCACCCGGCCAGACGGAAGAGCATACCAGAGCGTCTGGCCGTCAAACAAGTACACAATTCGCCCAGCAGCAAATTCTCTGCCTGGATGGCGCATGGCCCGTGTATAAGCGCTCTCCAGTTGCTGCCCGTGCAGCATGGCCCAAGGGTTGGCCCTGCGCCAGCCGTCCACGGCGCGCTGCACCTCAGACGCTGGCAGGCGCACGCCGTAGATGCGACCGAAGGTCTCGAAGGCGCCAGGGCCACCGAGGAAACCGAGGGCCAGCTCCTGCACCTTGCCAATCTGACGCTTGTCTGACTTACCCGCCTGATGCTCGGCCAGCACGTCCTCGTAAGACATACGAAAGGTGGCAGCGGCATTTACAATGTAAGGGTCTCGCCCCGAGCGAAACACGTCAAGTTTTTCTTCACCAGAACTACAATTTGACAGCCACGGATGTACACGGCCCTCGATGGCCGACCAATCGTAGGCGATCAGGACGTGGCCTGGCGCTGCGACGATGGCCGGGCGCAGCATGGACTTCAAGACGTCGTTGATGCGCTTGCCGTGCTGTGGTATGAGCGCATGGCCTCGAACCATTGCTGTGCGGACGGTGTCGGGGTCTTTAGCCGTTTTACGTGGGAGATTATGGACCTGAGCCCCGTACGAGGAAGCTCGCCCTGTCGCACTGCCTCCAGCAAAAACGAAGGCACCTCTAACTCGGTGGTCTTCTTCGTCTGCAAGGCTTGCAAGGCGGCTGAACTTCGCAACCGACGACGACCAGAGGTCATCGGCGCACTGTATAACCTCGGCAACAGCGGGCGGTATCTCATCGGGGTTTTCCTCAGCAAAGGCGAGCAGGTTAGCGCGCACTGACTTGTCAATCGAATACTTCTCTTCGCCGTCCTTGTGCGTGAGCATCAGCTTCTTGGCCTCGGGGCCAACACGGTCCAGAACCCACTGACGCATCTTGGGGCTGCGCACCGACGCGATGGCGCCTTCAGTGACCTCACGCACAGTTTGTTCGATCTCGGCCAGCTCCTCGCTGGCGTACTTGATGGCGGCCTTGCACAGCGGCACGTCCACCAACAGGCCCCGGTCGTTGATGCGCTCGTTTGTGTGGTAGTCCAGCAGCTCGTCAGGCGTGAGGTTGCGCATGGCCTTGCTGATCTCACGCATGGCCCGTACGTCTTGCTCACAGTAGTCGATCATCTCCTGCATGAGCTTGGCGTCCTCGCGGAACTTGCCATCGGCCTGCGGAATGGACAGCAGACGGATGAGCTGCGCGCCTCGGTGGTCTTTCTTCATGCTCGCGCCAGCGAAGCGGCCCACGTCTTCCAGTGAGCCAGGCGCGCAGTTAGAGCGCGCTTGTGCTGCGGTGCAGTAGAACTGCTCCAACTTAAAATTGATTTGCAGGACGTACCAAAAGATCAGCCGCTCAAAGGCGGCGTTGTGCGCCCTGATCTGGCCGGTGTGATTACGCACGAGCTCAGGAAATGGCTGATCTGGCGTCCAAGTGGTCACCTCGTCATCATCGAAGGCGTAGGACATACAGAGAACCTCGGTGCTCATGTCCTGCGCGTAGTTGTAGACGCCCTTGGCGCCCAGATCGACCCGGCTGCGGGTCTCAAAATCCACCCAAAGGATTGACATGCTTATTCAGGTAGCCTAAATAAACCTTGCCATGTTTGCCATGCCCGAGTCACGGCGCCTGAACCGGGAAACATATCCACTAAATCATCATCTGGTTTTGCTCCGACCAATTCAAACGCCCAATGGCATACGGCTTCCGGTTTGGCGCCTGTCAGCCCGCGCTTGAGAGTTATGCTTTCTTGTATCCAATCGCGCATGACTAGACGTTTGCTGACGACTGGTTTACGGGCAGGTTTGATAATGACCGGCTCCCACGCATAGGCCACAGGCACGTTTCGTTTGAACGCAGCAAAACCTTTTACCCACGCACACCACCTAGCGCCCGTTGACTCTATTAAGGGCGCTAAGATCGCCATGCTGGCTGGCGTCGCGGCGGCATGTAGCACCCACCCATCGAATTCATCTTGTAGCCGCGTTATTAACGCGGCGTGATCAACTTCACCCGCGTAATCCGGGTGGTCTTTGTACAAATGCGCACAGTTTATGTATGGCGGGTCAGCATATCCAATTTTCATAGCGTACCTTACTGTAGTGTTTGAAAAGGTGGGGGCCACGATTTGGGCTTCGACAAACCGCAGAAGAAAGCCAGAAAACTCTGCGGGTCACCATCCTCGAACGCTGGCTTAACAGCCCCCGATTTCGTTACGCTGCGGCGCGACGACGACGGCCCGTCGGAGCCTCGGCAGGTGCTTCAGCTTCAGCGGGCGCTTCTGCTTCTGCCTTGTTGCCGTCCATGCTCACCCACTCCACGATGTCAAACACCGGGGTGTAGATGCGGCCATAGGACTTGTGCTGGTA